ACCACTACTCAACTGCCGGTTAGTAATAATAACCAATTTTATCATCCATACCAGACTCTGAAAATGACTGGTAGTGGAAGGATACAGGGTCTTCATCATCATTATGTTGGTAGAGTTGAATCTGAGGTAAATGGTAGTGCTACACCAGTTAGTAGATATGCTACCGGCGAAAGAGCTATGTTTGTATACGCTGATAGTGCATCAAATGAAACTTACGTGTATGCTAGAAATGTTAAGGACACATCTCCTATTATATTCTCTGAAGTTGGAAGTGATACTGTTTTCCAAGTTACTGCTGCAGGTAATGTAACTGCTGATGGTAGTATCACGCCCGGTGGTGCTGACTATGCGGAATATTTTGAATGGGAAGATGGAAATCCAACCAATGAAAATCGTAAAGGTACAAGTGTTGTATTAGTTGGTGATAAGATTAGACCTGCAACAAGTAGTGATGATCCTTCTTCAATTCTTGGTATTGTTTCTATCAATCCAACTGTTGTTGGTGATGGTGCAGAATTAGGATGGAATCAGATGTATCAAACAGATGAGTTTGGTGAATTTATTACTACAGAAAATACATACCTAATTTGGTTCAAAGGAACGTATGAAGATGAAACGCAGGAAAAAGTTTTAAGAACCATTAGGAGACCTGATCCTAAAAATGAACAAGCTGAATATATTGAAGAAGAAGTAATGGCTTATCCATTGGTTCCTGTAACTCAACCCGATCCTAATAATCCTAAAGATCTTAAAATATGTGAGAGAATGCTTCTTTCTAATGTACCGAATGCTGAAAAGGATACAATTCCTAGTTATGCAATTGAAAATAATATTACTTATACTACAACAGAAAAAGTTAAGAACCCTGACTATGATCCCGACAGAATTTACATTCCAAGAAAGGATCGTAAGGAGTGGAGTGCAATTGGATTGGTGGGTAAACTTGCAATGAAGAAGGGACAACCTACTGGCGATAGATGGGTCAAACTTTCTGATATGAGTGAGAACGTGGAGCGTTGGTTGGTTCGCTAAATTTCTCCTTGACGTATCGCCATAACTAGAGTATACTGACTACGATATGCTCTAGACTATGGACTTCCTGAAAGAAATTGTAAAAGAGATTGGGGACGAATATACACAACTTGCTGCAGACATTGATGAAACCGAAAGATATGTTGATACGGGTTCGTACATTTTTAACGGACTCGTTTCAGGTAGTATTTTTGGTGGTGTATCTGGGAATAAGATTACTGCCATTGCTGGGGAGTCTAGTACTGGAAAAACTTTTTTCTCCCTTGCTGTCGTCAAGAACTTCCTTGATTCTAACCCTGATGGGTATTGCTTATATTTTGACACTGAGGCCGCTGTTAACAAGTCTCTACTCTCAGGTCGTGGGGTAAACCTTGATCGCACAGTAGTCGTCAATGTGGTCACTGTTGAGGAGTTCCGAAGCAAGGCACTCAAGGCAGTGGACATGTATCTCAAAACCCCTGAAGAGGATCGCAAACCGTGTATGTTTGTGCTAGACTCTTTGGGGATGCTTTCGACTGAAAAGGAGATTAGAGATGCCCTTGATGAAAAGCAAGTTAGGGACATGACAAAGTCTCAGTTGATCAAGGGTGCTTTCCGTATGCTGACTCTGAAACTGGGTCAAGCAAATATTCCAATGATCGTTACCAACCACACTTACGATGTTATCGGATCTTATGTACCTACAAAGGAAATGGGTGGAGGCAGTGGACTCAAGTATGCTGCGTCTACAATCATCTATCTCAGCAAAAAGAAAGAAAAGGATGGAACAGAAATCGTCGGCAATCTTATCAAAGCAAAGACTGCTAAGTCGCGTTTGAGTAAGGAGAACAAGGATGTTACGGTGCGTCTTTATTACGATGAGCGTGGTCTTGATCGATATTATGGTCTTCTTGAACTCGGTGAGATTGGCGGACTTTGGAAAAACGTTGCTGGTCGATATGAAATGAATGGTAAGAAGGTCTATGCAAAGCAGATCTTGAAAGAACCAGAAGTATACTTCACTGATGAGGTGATGGAACAGTTAGACCAAATTGCACAAAAGGAGTTCAGTTATGGAGAAAGTTGAGTTTCTAATTCTTAGAAACCTCTTACATAATGAAAAATATCTAAGAAAAGTTTTACCCTTCATCAAAAAAGAATACTTTGAGGATTCTAATCAGAGTATCATCTTCGATGAGATGGAGAAATTCGTCGTAAAATATAATGAGTGTCCTACCAAAGAAGTTCTGTCTATTGAAGTAGAGAACCGGTCTGACATCAACGATACAACTTTCAATGAAATCGTCAAGGTAATTTCATACCTTGAAGAAGAGACATCTGAGTTTCATTGGTTGGTTGATACTACAGAAAAGTGGTGTCGAGACCGTGCTATATACTTGGCGCTTATGGAGTCCATCCATATCGCTGACGGTAATGATGAGAAGAAAAGCAGAGATGCGATTCCTTCAATCTTGTCTGATGCATTGGCAGTTAGTTTCGATACTCATATTGGTCACGATTACTTACAAGACTATGAAGCACGATACGAAACCTATCACAGAAAGGAGGACAAAATTGAATTCGATCTCGAATATTTCAACAAAATCACGAAAGGTGGTTTACCTAACAAGACTCTTAACATCGCGCTTGCTGGTACGGGCGTCGGCAAGTCTCTATTCATGTGCCACGTCGCTAGCTCCGTGTTGCTCCAAGGACGGAACGTTCTCTATATTACAATGGAGATGGCAGAAGAGAAGATTGCTGAACGAATTGACGCCAACCTTCTCAATGTCCCGATTCAAGAACTGATTGAATTGCCCAAGGTAATGTTTGATAATAAGGTTACTAACCTTAGTAAGAAAACACAGGGCACTCTTATCATCAAAGAATACCCTACTGCGTCAGCACATAGTGGACATTTCAAATCACTTCTTAATGAACTTGCACTTAAGAAGTCATTTAGACCTGATATTATTTTCATCGATTACCTTAATATTTGTGCTTCCTCTAGGTATAGGGGAAATAGCAATGTTAATTCTTATTCGTATATCAAGTCTATTGCTGAAGAACTTAGAGGTCTTGCTGTCGAATCAAACGTCCCTATCGTATCTGCCACTCAGACCACTCGTTCTGGTTATGGTAGCTCTGATGTTGAGCTTACTGATACTTCTGAGTCCTTTGGTCTCCCTGCTACTGCTGATTTTATGTTTGCCCTTATTTCTTCAGATGAGCTTGAGGGGCTTGGACAAATTATGGTGAAGCAGTTGAAGAATAGATACAATGATCCAACTGTCTACAAGAGGTTTGTTGTGGGCATTGATCGTGCTAAAATGCGTCTATATGATTGTGAACAGTCTGCTCAAGATGACATCATTGACAGTGGACAGGATCAAGAGTATACTAACGAAGAGACTAAACCAAAGAAATCATTTGAGGGATTCAAGTTTTGACCGGTTACTATTCTATATACAACCCTAGAGGTGAAAAGATTGCCGACTGTGGTGGTGAAAGGGACGCACTCAATCTTATCGATATGAGAAATCGTCGATGGGACGGACATTACTATACGTTCATTCCTGTTGCTCAGATTCTTGACCTTGAACCATTCCCTCAAAACCAACTTCCTTCTATTAGAATTGCTGGTCAAGAGATCGCAATTCAACAAAAACTACCTGAATCTAAATCTAAAATTATTGACCTATGACTGTTGACACCGAAAAGTATCTTGAATTTGTTCATGGTGTGACTAGCACTCCTAGTCTCGATTATCCTGCTCTTGCAGCACGTCTTACAGAATTGGAAGTTGAGAATGATTGTAATGTTCCTCAACTTTTGACTGCTGCTCTTGGTTTGACTGCAGAAGCAGGTGAGTTTACTGAGGTTGTGAAGAAGATCTTTTTGCAAGGTAAACCTTATAACGAAGAGAATGTCTTCCATATGAAACGTGAACTGGGTGATATCTGTTGGTATCTTGCACAGGCATGTATGGCACTTGATACTACCTTTGATGAAGTGATTGAGATGAACGTTGAGAAACTTCAAGCACGTTATCCTGGTGGTAGTTTTGACGTTCACAAGTCTGAAAACCGTAAAGAAGGTGACCTGTGACTAGGATGGTATTATTCACTGACCCTTACTGTACTCCTTGTGGTATGGTAAAAAGGTCTTTGAATTGTATGAAAGATGAACGAATCAGTAAAATTGAAATCGTTTCTCTTTATGATGACGTAGAATTTGCTAAAAAATACGGCATCAAAGAAGTACCCACTCTTGTTGTTATAAATGAACAAGGTGGTATGATGGATGTTGTAAAAGGACCAATGCCCATCAAAAATAAAATTCGTAGACTATTGGATGAATACTATGGTGAAACTTGAACTAGACATTGGGTCTGCAGCAGCAGTACGACAAGTTCTCTTTGAAGAACAACGTATCTACACTTATGACCCCAAATGCACACCTCAACGCATTGTTGATATTCGTGCTATAATTATTGACATTGATAAGCAAATTGAGGAGGCACTAAATGAAACTACTGACACTTGAAGATTATCAAAAGGCAGGTGAAACATTCTGGCCTAAGTATTGGTATGTTGCTAAAGAACTAGGGGAAAATGCTAAACCGGAGCAAGTTCTAAAAGTAATGGAAGCAGTTGGTGGGATTGCCCTTAAGTTTGCATTAGAAGAAAAGGACAAAGAGGGTCCCTTCGGTTTCAATAAGAAAACAGAACCCGAAGAATAAATAATTTCATTATGAACTACTACAAACCTTATAGTCCTGAGTGGCACCGTTTGAGATACCTCAAAGAAGCAATAGATCGTTACTTTGATGATTATGTTTCGGCCGAAGATATTCTGAGTGATATTGATTCTATTTTACAATATCGTTCTGAAACTGCTTTAGATGAGTATACCAGGGCTACAGATTTACAGAAAAAACTGCGAAACTAAAATGCTTTCTACCGCCTACAGACTTCGTCTTGAATCTATTTGTCGATCTATTGCGAACAAGGAACAAGTCCCTTTAGAAGATATGATCTGGGCAGAGAAACTTGCCAAGTCACATACGCTTGCTAGGGACTGGTTGAACAAAGCACGTCGTCAATCTGCTCAGGATATTGAGGAAGGTAGTATGGATGATTTTTTGAATAAGATGGGGTTAGGTGACCCCGACCCATCAAACTACAAGACTAGGTTTGATGGGGCAGATGACATAAAGGACTGGTTTCAAAGAGACAAACCTGACGACTGGAGACAACGTGACTAAAAAGATTACACCCGAAACTTATAAAGAAATGAACGAAGAGTTTGAAGAGGATGGTATTCCATTTAGAATTGTTGTTCCAACACAAGAAAAAATTGATAAGTGGTTGGAAAATAATAGGAGAGAAAATGAGCAAGGAAAAGAACGTACCTAGGTGGAGAATCAATGAGATTGCAGAAGAGTTGAATGGTGAAGTTCATTATCAAACCCTTCTAGATAGTAGAGGTAGAGTATCTAAACGTATCACAATTACCTACAAGGAAGATGACGACGAAAGCAGTAATTTACACTAACGGTAGTCAAGAGTGTGAAAGAATTATACAATT